CTTCAGACTTCTCGACCGTCACAACATCGCGTATCCAATCGGACAGCGAATTGTGGGAAATCACCAGAACCGTGCCGCGCTCCCGCGCTTTCTCTTCAAGCACAGCCATAAGGCGCTCGAGTCCGGCCGGGTCGAGGGCATCGTCAATCTCGTCTGCCACAAACAACCGGAACGCCTTTGTCGCTCGGGTCGATACCAAGTCCTGCAACGCCAATGCGCAAGCAAGGCGAACCTTCCGCTTCTCACCGCCCGACAGCAGCCCGAAGGAGTTGCCACCCGTCGCGTTGGAAACCTCGATGACGAAACGCTCTCGGAGTTCTCCCTTGGCGGTCGTGCTGAGTGTCGACCACACGGCAGTCAGGTTGCCGTCCGAGAGGGTGGACAGGTACTCGCCGGTTCGGGTATTCAGATAAGGCGTGACATTGTCCAGGATATGCGCCCGAACACCTGCCGGCCCGAACACTTCGACCGCCTGGGCATGGAGCGCAACCGACTTTTCAAGCTCGGCGACTTCCTTAGTGGCGGCCTCAAGTTCGGCAACGGCGCTCTTCTTACGCTCAATCGCCTTCTGCAACTTATCCCAATCCGGACTCTCAGCCTTCTCCAGCGCGTCCAACTTAGATGCCCACAGGCGATATCGCTCCAACTGGGCCTCCAAGTCCCGGCACAGGTCTCGCGCTGCCTGGACTTTGTATTGGGCGTCCAGAGCGGCTTCCTGAAGCGCCTCGATAGGGGGCTTACTGGCGATGTAGGTGTCGCGCTCCAACTTCGCTTCACCGCTGATTCTGCGCGCTTCTGAGAGGGCCTCTTGCAAGTCCCTGTGGGTCTGCACCCTGCCCCTGAGGCCCGCTGTCTGGGCTTTACGCGCAGAATCTAAGTCGTCCGCTTCGTAGACTTTCCCGCACTCCCCGCAGGGGCTACCCACCTTGCCTTCGATGCGCTCGAGGTCAGCCTTAGCCCGGAGAATCTCGGCGGCGCTGGCCTTGAGGGTCGCCTCGAGCGAGACGACCTTGCGCTCAGCCTTCTGACAGTTCTCCAGATACCCCTGCTCTGCCGGATCCTTCTTGGCAAGGGCGGCCTTAGCGACCTCGTAGGCTGCGGCAGCCACAAGCACTTCGCGCTTGGCGGCGGTAATCTCCGCAGTCAGGCGCGCCTCCGGGTCATCCCCGAAGGTCTCCTTGATAGTCGCCCGAAGGTGCTTCTTGTCCGCCTCTTTCTTCTCCAGCCACTTAAAGTGACTCTCCTCGAAAGAGACAATCCACTCCGAAGCGTCGGCAATGACTCTATCAACTGCCTTGAGATTAGCCTGCTTGATGCCCAGTCGGTCTTTGATGCTGAAGTGCCAGGCTTTGGCGCGCTGATAGAAGCCGTGCAACTCGGAGATGCCAGCGGCCTCCTCCAGCAGCTCCTTCAACTGCTTATCGGTCATCGACGGCAGGTCGGGCATACGCTCCTGACCCGCATAGATAGCCGATGTAAAGACCGACTCCGAACAGCCGACAATGCTCTCGATAAGTTCCTGAGTCTGTCGGTCGGTGCCGAGGGTCAAGTCGACCTTCGTACCGTCTGCGTCTACGGAGCCGAGCGTCAGCCTGTTCTTGCTGTGGCTGTGCTTGCGATTCCGGGTAACGACATACTGCTTGCCGTCGTCGTCCGTCAGGGTAATCTGAACCCTCGTGTCGCCGCCCGCCTTCTGATTGACGATAGCATCGCCAGTCTCGCCACGGGCAGTCTTGCCGAACAGACACCAGGAGATGCCATCCGCAATAGACGACTTGCCGGCGCCGTTCGATGCCGCCGAAGTGTCGTCCTTGTTGACGCCTTGAATCAACACAAGACCCCGGTCGTTCAGCATGAGCTCGGCGGTGCCGATACTCATGAAGTTCTGGATGTTAAGTTTGCGAATTTCCATTAGAGGCTTACTCCAGCAGATTCTGAACCCAGGATTTTGGCGCACAGTGCGGCGAGGTCTTTGCCGCCTTTGAGTTCGGCATACTTGTCGACCATCGTCGCAATGTTGTCGATGCCAGAAGTTTCAGACCGCTTCGTAGTCATGGCAGTACGGGACAGGTTGGCGCAGCGCAGAAGAACACCAACTGCGCCAGAGTCTTTGAGGGCGGCGCGCATAGCGGCCTCCTCCCTGACGGTTGGACTCTCGGGAAGCGATACGCGGCAATAGTTGCCCTTCACCCACCCGACCAGTTCCTCGCGATACTTTTCCTCGAAGGCGGCAGGGGGCAGGTCCACAAACTTGGGTGCCTTGCTCTCGTGCCACTCGACCCGGTCCTCGTAGACCAAGCAGTAGCCCGCCTTCGAGCCGACATCCGACCAGGTCTGGTGGGTCAGCGCGCCGATAGAGTAGACGCCAGAACCCATGTCCTTGTGGTTGTGATAATGCCCGGAGAACACCCGCTTGAAGCCGAGTGAGGCAAGCATTGATGCCGTCAACCCATGATTGGGCAGGCTAAGAATGCCGTCGACCGGGGCGTGGATGATGAGGTCACAATCGGCCCGGTCCTCCGTCTTGGCTGCAAGCAGCACCAGGTCGTCGTACAAGTCCTCGACCCTGGGGTACCAGTTGACCAGGATGACATTGCCGACTCTCTTAGTGTCAACGGCAAAGATGACACCCATCATTGCCGTCGCAGCGGTCAGCCACTTCGTCTCGTTCGATTCCAGGTCGTGATTCCCGGCAATCGCATAGACATTGCCAAGCGTTGCCGTCTGCATCTTCTGATACAGCCGCCTCGTCGGGTTAACGACAGAAGGCACAAGCGAACCCCTGGTGTGGAACATATCCCCGGCGTGAAAGACCGTATCGCCGCCCTCACGGACAAGATGCTCAAAGGCAGCCCCTGTCTCGTCCAGGATGATTTGCAGCCGGCTGTTCACGCCATCTTCGTTGATGGTGCTGAACGCATCCCAAGCGTGGTAATGCGTGTCGGATAGCAGTAGATAGGGGTACTTCATGCCTTTGAATTCCAAGTGTTTTTAACCCGTGACTTAGTATATGTCACAGCGCAGAGCCTTTCATTGGCAGTTCATCGGTATTGAATCGGACAATGTAGAAGCCTGCACCAATGTAGCCCTGTCGGAACAGGTCGTAGACGAAGAGCGGAATCGCGGACTCCGTAATCAGATTCATGGCCTTAGCCGTACGAAGATTTTCCAGCCTGCTATCAAAGTCCGGGTTCTCCTCGATGTTGCCTACAACCAGATAGCCAGAAGAAGGAACAAGCGCCTTCAACTCACGCGGGTTGAGGTTTGCGGCCCGAATCAGCTGCTCCTTCAAGCCGTAGAAGTTCTGCTCCTGAAGGCTTGGTGTTGTCTCCCAATCAAGGAGGACGGCGTCTTCGAGGGGCTGCTCAAACATCGTCATAGCCTTATCTCCTGCTCCGTCTCGACGAACAAGCCGAGCGGAATCATTCTGCTCATGGTCTTGCCGCGAGTGATTAACTTGGTCTGACTCGGGTTGAGGAAGTTCTCAATCCTGGTGACCCAAAAATGCCGACGACGGCGCAACTTGACCACAACATACTTGCAGCCAAGACTGCGCGCCTTCATCAGCGTAGGAATATCGACAGACCAGCCAGCGTTCCCGCTGCGCTTAGCCTCCGAAATGGTAACTTTCCTGGCACGGTCAATTTCGGCGTGGCCCTTCAACGCAACATAAAGGGCCACGCCGTTTTCCTGCCAGACGAAGAAGCCTAGTTTACGCTTCCCCTTCCAATTGACTGTCGTCCGCATTGAGATTCCTCAAGTAGATGACAGTCACCTCAGAAGATTCGTCCACCTCGACCATCCCGTAACTCTGCCTAATCAACTTCCGCATCTTTTCAGCCGCTTCATCCGGGTTCAGATGCAGCATGGCATGGTTGTATTGGGCGTGCTCCTCGCACATTTCGGCGAGCGGCCCCGTCACAACATCCACAACTTCTGCCTTTGCAAAGATGGCATTGGTGCTTGTGTCGACCAACGCCGCTTTTACACCAGGCCCTATCCTGTAGTACCACGCCGTCCCGAGCCTGAAGGTGTTGAAATCATCTTCAAACCCACGGAGGGGTGGCCTAAATGTCAGTAAGGGTTGAAAATCCGGACAAGTCCTAATCAGCAGTTTTACGCCTTCTTGGCTGTTCTCCAGGAGTCTGGCCCTGGTGATACAAGCCGAATATCCCGCCGTGGCATTTCTGAATCCGCAATGGTCGCAGAGAACTTTGCCACGAGCCTCTTCCAGCTTGGTCTCCAGTGTGTACACGAGCCTATCGTTAGGCCCTGGAATCCGCTTAAGTGACCGCATATTCGTTTTCAGTTCACCTTCTTTCATCTGTCACCATGTAGTGAGTTGCCCGACTACATGGTGACAGACGATACCGATGGACTACTAGTGAAGGAGCGCAATCAGTTTGTCGGCGAAATTGTTTTCGTCGATGTAGGCAATCAACTGACTGCGAAAGTACGACTTGCCATCAAAAGTGATGCGCGGCCCCTTCTGCTCCAACTTGCCTGTCTCCACAAGATGGTCGATAAGGCTGCCGGTTACATCAAACTTGCCAAACGACTCCTCGAAAAGAAAATCCCACTCCGTCTTCTGGAAGGGCCGAGTCAGTTTGGTCTTGATGACCTCTGCCGTAATGCGCTGACCGAGACGCTCCTTGTCTGAATCAACCAGCGCCTTAGCCGACAACTTGATGCGGACCGAAGCGTAGAAGCCGGGGGCCTTACCGCCAGGTGTGCGGGTCGGGTCGCCGTAAGCCACGCCAGGGTTCTCGCGGGTCTGGTTCAAAATCAGAATCAAGGTGTTGTACTTCTCGGCGTACTGATTGACCGCAGGCATGACCGACGAGGTCGCCTTCGCAAGCGCAAGCGAGTCTGCCATCGTCAGTTCGGTCAGCTCCTTCTCGCTCTTGGTGCGGGGAATCATCGCGGCAAGAGAATCGAACACCGCAATGATTGGCGCGTTCTCATCAATCAGGCCGTCCTCTCGAATCTTCGCCGCAGTCTTCAGGGCGCGGGTGAAGGACTCTTCGAGCGTCTCCGGCTTGGTATGAGCGAAGGTGCCAGATTCCACATCCAGCCCCAGGTGCGCAGCCAGGTTCACATCGAACGACCGCTCGTGGTCGAAGAACATGGCGAAGCCATTGTGCTGCTGCGCCGAAATCATCGCCTTAGTGGCGATAGCAGTCTTGCCGCACGAGGGTGGCCCGAACATTTCCACAATTCGTCCACAGGGCATACCCTTACCGTAATCTCCCGAAATTGCCTTATTCAGCGGCGGGAAGCCGGTATCAAGGAAGTGCGTCACCTCGAAACTGCTTGCGGCAGTTTCACCGAGGGTACCAATTAGGCTGTCAATCAACTTAGTCATTTGTGCCTCAGAGCAAAAGGTTGAATCCAGTTATCGAAGTCGGACAAGATTGAGTGAAACGCCAACTCTTCGGCAATCACGCGAACCGTATCCGGGTTGTACTCTCCTTTAGTGACCTGGCGCTCTTGAACGCCTGGCAGCGGCCATTGCGTAAGGCTCATCAGTTTTCTGTTGAGCCGATAACGGTCAAGCCGCCCATCTTCGTTGTTGATTAGCCGCGCCCAAGGCGTTGGTATGTCGCCCAACTTGCCTTCGTCTTTAAGCCGCAGCATCTGCTCGACCGTCCCGTAAGCCGCAAGCAGTTTCCTGGCATTCACATCGCCGATACCACCGACGCCTTTAACATTGTCTGAGGTATCGCCAACGAGACACTTGTGCTGGAGAATCTGCTCGGGGTTCCGAAAATCCGTCTGCTCCGAGAAGTTGCTCGCCGTTATGATTCGGTCACGAATCGGGTCGTGCCAAGTAATAAGCGGCGTCACAAGTTGCAGCCAGTCTTTGTCTGCGGTGATAAGGCGAACAGATTTGCCTTTCTGCGCGAATAACCTGGCGTAAGCAGAGGCAAGGTCGTCCGCTTCGCAGATGGGCGACCGCATTTGGTCTACACCCAACGCACGAACCAGCCGCTCGATGTATGGACGCTGGGCTTTGTAGGCCTCGCGCATCGCCAACATCTTGGGGTTTGCCTCTCGGTTAGCCTTGTAGTCGGGGTACAGGTCAATGCGCCACTGCGCCCGACCGTCCCAAAGCATTGCCTTGTAGACGGACGGATGCTGAACAGTCATGGCCCTCAGAGTTCTGGCGATGCCAAAAATCGCCTGAGTCTGGAAGGATCCGACGCTCAGTTTCTGACCAGTGTGACAAGCAAAGCCAACGGCGTTGCCATCAATCAGGAAGATGTTTGCCATAGGTCCAGAAAGAAAATGGGCCGGGACTGGCGGAGGTGTGTGTACCAGTCCCGGCCCGTTGATTAGCCGAACTTACTCGTCGAGTCCGTCAAGACCCGACAAATCGACTTCCGACAAATCAACATCCAAAGCATCGTCGTCCGTACGCGAGACAGCCGCCGAAGCAGTCGCCTTGCCCGTCACTCGCGGCGGGGTAGCGGCTGCACCGCTACTAACCGCACGCGGGAGCATCGGGGTAGAAGCCGACGACAGACTGCCGATAGCAGCGATAGCCTTCGTCTTGGCTTCCTCGTACTCCTGCTGGACATAGTCCGACAGGTTGGCCGCCTTCGTCATGTAGGACTTGTCGATGGGCGACGAACGGGGCGCCAGCATGGCCTTGTACTTGGTCTTGAGGCCAGTACCTTCGCGGTTGAAAAGAATATCGTAGCCTTCGTCCATGCTGAAGATATTGATTCCATCCGACGCGTACTGCGCCGCGAGGCTAATCACATCATCGAACGGGCCAGAAGGCAGCTCGAGGATAGAGACTTCGCTGGCGTAGCCCTTGTCAGTGCGCTGAACGGCGTTGACGAGATAACGCTGCGCCGCTTTTGCGCCCTTGAGGAGATTCTTCGCATTCTCGTCCGTAGTCGAGAGTTCCGCCTTCGTGATGGCGTCACAGACCGGGCAACCATCGCCGAAGGTCTTGGCGGTGCAGATGTAGACCGCCTGCACCTCGCCAGAAAAGTCCTTGACGAAATGCTTGCCGTAATCGTGGGAAGGAAGACCCGCGTTCTCGTCACCCGACCAGTGCGGCAGGATGCGCCAACGGGAGTTGCCGTTAGGAATTTTCACCGTGTTGTCACGGGACTTCTTGGCCGACAGTTCCTTCTGCTTAGACTTCAGCATTTCCAACAGGTTTGACATGACAGACTCCAGATAAATGATAGAACAGACAACTAGAGTATAACTCACCGCTTACTTTTTTTCATTGGTATGTTAGCGGAAATTTTCGGGGCGGGCGGCGGGTCAATCGTGGCGACCATTGTTTTACGGCACTTTATTGACCCGCAGAAGCACCGATACCTTCTGCGAATGGTCTCCTTGCTGGCGCGCTCACCGCTGATATGCAGGGCATAGTCAAAGGTAAGCTCCTCTCCGGCACGAATGGCTTTGGTGGCGATAATGAATACCCTGCCTTTCGACACCTCTGCGTAGCAGTTGCCATCGCAGGAATGATTCAGAAACCTGGCAGCGTTGCCGTTCTTCCCGCCATCTATCGTATGACGGGACGACACCTGGAACATGAAGGTATGGTCTGCGGCGACGGAACTGCCCTTTTCGGACTCCCGTCTATCCGCCTCCCGATTCGTTATCCGCTCGCCTAGATATTCGATAATGCAAGTACCTTCGGCAATTGGCTTTTTGGCAAACAGGCCGTAGCCGTGTATGCGCGAACCCTTAACTCCCACTAACCTCGAAGTCTTGACTCCTTCCAGCCTAGTCATGCCTTCCTCCAGTACGACCATGCGCGGCCCACCATCTTCCTAAATAGACTTGGATTGCCGAAACCGCCTTCAGCATAGAAGGTTTGTCTGGCTATTCGCGTTCTGTTGATGGAACTCATTTCTGCGCCAAGGCTTGGGCAATGCGTAAAAACAGGCTCTCGGCTATGGGGTGATGCGTTGGCAGGTACTCCCTCGCCTCCTGTAGCAGCCCCCGCAGCCGCTCGATCTCGGCGTGTTGGCGGCGGAGTTCGGCGGCGGCTTCCGTCTCCACACAACTAAAACCGCGATACTCGGCATACAAATTATCCGCCAACCTCAAAGCCACGGGCTTCTCGTTCATGTCTTGTCTCCCATCGCCGCGTCGATGGCGGCTGTTCTCATCGGCGTGCAAGAAAGGTCTGCATCGACCGCAACTGGAATGGCCACATACGCTTCGTGCTCATGCCGTATCCACCGGGCGTTTTCCACGCCCCACCTGTACCGCTCGGCCTCCCGCCGCAGGGCCGCAACATGACCAACAGCACCGCCATTGGTACGAGAGCCGGACGCACGAACCAACGAGTTCCAGTCGCTCAACACCGCAGCAAGTTCTTGCCGCAGGGCATCGATATCCTCGCTCGGCGCGGCTGTGGGTGGGGCGAACCAGTACGGCAGGACTTCAATCGGTGGCGCTCCGTTTATCGTGCTGCCGCCGTTAAACCTCAACACGCCATCGTTGTAGCGATACGCATACCCACTCGGCTCCGGGCGCGGCGCGGCTGCGGGTGGGGCGGCGTAGAGCGGCTGTGCGTTTTTGTCTTTGAACTGCGCCACCTGCTTGCTTGTCGTGACTTGATAATTGTCATGCCAGCAGTTTCCGTCAAACGACGGTTCGTCTTTGTATTGCCACGCCACCGGCTCCGGCTCCGGCGCGGCGAGGCGGTCGCGGAGGGCTTCGATAGCGCCAACGACCTTATGCCGGTCTGCGGATATCGGGCGTGAAACCATCAACGCCTCCAACGCCAACTTCATCGCTTCACGGTCGCTCATTTCATGTTCCTCCCGATCTCTGCCGCAGCAAGGAAGATGGCTCGGCGGGTGGCGGCGTCGGGGTCGGTGCCGTAATCTTCGTACACCTCAACCGTTTCTTCGTGGTTGAATACATAAACTTCGCGGCTAGTTATCAACTGCGCTACGGTCAGCCCCAACTTCACCGCCAACCGCAGCGCATCGCCGTCGTCGTCGCGGGGGTTCCAGTACCCCCGGCCATCGTGGATGCACTTCGTCCCGTCCTCGCGGGTTGCGTGGTAATCAATCCCCGCCGCCTTCGCTGCGAGTCCAAGCAGTTCACGGTCGCTCATGTCTTGTCCTCCAATTCAATGCGAATCCGCGCTATCAAATCTTTGTGGGTCTTGGTGTCACCGAACATGACACTTGCCTGCATTTCTTTCAGGCACTCTTTCAACACCCGTTGCAGCCGGTGATTGCGCGCTTTTCGCTCTCGATACTGCCGCAGCCAATCGAACACGGTGTCTGCCTCCGGCTTGGTCAGGTCGCTCACGGCTGCACCTCCCCGCGTGAGCGAATGGCGTCGGCGTAATGCTCTGGTAAATCGTCAACGCTTCCTTCGGTTTCGCACACCTTCGCACACGCCTCACGCTCCTCTGCAATCAATTCGAGGATGCAGTCCATCACACGCCGCGAGACAAAGTCGCGGGTGCGTTCGTAAATGACTTGTTCAAGTTCCTCGCGGTTCATCGCGGCGGCTCCTGTCTCCGCAGCGTGGCGGAGACGAATCTGTGGAAAGCGGCTTCTAGTGATTTGTCTGGCTCGGAAAGGGGAACGGGCATGGAGATTTTCAACTCCCAATTCTGCACCGCTTCATCAGCGTCGGAATGTATGTGCTTGTCAGCCCACTCCGCACCATTCATCGCACGGCAAAGCACTCTCAACAGCGCATCTCCTTGTGCCGCCAGCCGCTCGTTGTCGGTTTTGAGTGCGTCACGCTTGCCAATAAGTTCGGCGTAATCTTCGTTCTTGACATATACATATCCAACAAAAGACTTCTTCCAATTCCGCACTTCCTCCCGCAGCCGCTCGGCATCCCGCCGCAGTGCTTCAACATCGTCCGGCGCGGCTGCGGGTGGGGCGGTGTAGAGGAATTGTCCATCTTCAAGCATTGGCGAACGGGGCAACAGCACAGGCTGCCCCATCCGCTCGTCAAACATCGCCACCGGCTCCGGGCGCGGCGCGGCGAGGGCGGCGCGAAAGTGTTCAATAAGCGGGTCTGCTGTCCAAAGCCCTGCGTGTTTGCTCGCGACCTCAGCCACTCGCAACGCCCGTTCCACCAACTCGCGCGGCAGCGTGATTGTGTCTTTGTCGCTCATGTCTTGTCTCCTCGTGGAAGATTTGCCACCCAACATTCTTCAATGTCCTCCTCGATTCCCGGTATCTGGCAGTACGCTTCCCAATACCCCACGGCAATCTCTCTGGCGCGGTGCTTGTTCACGCCTTCGCGCATCAGGGTTGCAGTCAGTCCATCCACCCACCATGCGGGGGTTTTGCTCTCCGGTTGCGGCGCGGCGAGGGCGGCGCGGAGGGCGGTGATGGCTTCGCTAACTTTCTCCGGCAGCAGGTTTAGCGGCCATTCAGCAGCAGTGCTGCTGTAGTCCGTGAGCTGGTCAGCGTAGGGTTCTACCATTTCCAGCATCTTCAACAACTGCTCCATCACCTCGCGGGACAGCGTGATGTTGCCGGTCATGGCTTAACCTCCCTCAGTTTCTTGGTTCCTTGCAGAATGCAGATTGACCGAGCCTTCTTTGCAAAATTGCTGTGGCGCGTGCACCAGTCCTCGTGTTTCGTACCGCGCTTCCCGATGTTGTGGTACACGCAGCCTTTGCAGTGCTTGGTCATCGCTTCTTCCACCACCACAAAATCAGCGGGACGGGCCATGCCGTCAGTGCTAGCGGCTGTGCAAACCAGGCAATCTGCCTCGGGCATGAGCGATACCATGCAAGCAAGGTTTGCCTTTCGTCGTCTACTGTCGCCCAAACGGCAGCACCAAGCATGGCGTTAGCAATAAACCCAAGCAATAAATAGGCAGTAGTCATCCGAACACCGCTTTAATCCAGAGCATGGCAAGCGGTGGGAGCCACCAGACGGCAACCCACACAGCGCCGACAATGCGAGTCGCCTTGTGCTTGCCCTCAAAGTAAAGAGGAAAGCCAAACATCCCGGCTAATGGCATCAGCATCAACGCAATAACCTGCTCGTCGTTCATGGCTTTATTTCCTTGTCGAGTTCCGCGATGAGGGCATTCACAAAATCTGTCCGCGTCCAACCCAATTGTTTGAGTCGTTTAGCCTCTTTCTCGGCTTCTTCTTGCAAGGCTTTGACTGTTTCGGGCTTCTCACTCACGGCTTCACAACCCTCGCTTGCGGATAGCGGATGAATAGGTTGAAGCCGGGGCACGGAGTTCTACAAGCCTGTCTACTAGCCTGGCACACGATTCACGCTCATGGGCGATACAGGACCGACAGTGCGCCTCTATGTGCTCGGCAATTAAGTCGACTTGCCAAGCTTGGATTTCCGGGCAAAGTCCTGCAATCCAATCGCGGCTCACGGCTGCACCTCCCCTCGCTTGCGGATGGCAGTGGCAAGAGCAAGCGTGACCAACTTCATGCCCCCGCTATCGGTGACATACGGGCTGATTGCATCCTCACACACCTTCGCACACGCCTCACGCTCATGGGCGGCGACGAGGGCGGCGACGAGGGCGGCAAAGCGTTCAAGTTCGTCTTGAGTTACCGTCCAAAACTCGTTGTGCCATGCGTCCACTTTGTCTGTGTCGCAAACGCTTCGCATCATGCGGATGATGTCCTCGCGGTTCACGGCTTCGCCTCCCGAGTCGGACAAACCTCGTCCTTTTCATAATGTCGATTGATTTGTCCTCCGTATGGCTTAAGTTCGCTAAAAATGAAATACATCGAGGCCGGAAGTGGCGGCACAACATACGGGTACTTGCACCACCCGTCGCCTGACGGATGGAGGTTACCCTTCCCCGTTTTCTTCCAGTCTGCATGAACGCATCCGATGCACCCCTTCACGGCTTCACTTTCCCGCGTGCGCGAATGGCGGCGGCTACACCAGCCTTATTCCTACCAGCCTCAGTAGCCAACTTTAAACACGCCTCACGCTCCTGCTTCGCACCCCACTCGGCGGCGAGAGTGGCGAAGGCGAGGAAGCGCCGTCCTCGCGAAGTCTCCTCCGCAATCAAGACCCACTCGGTAACCAGTTCGTTGCTTGGACTCACGGACTCACCTCCCGTACGGTGACTATGTTTACCGGCGGCACGCTGTTCATCGACTTCCTAACGCGCTCGTCGTGCGGATGCGACGCCTTCCTTCCTTTGGGCGTTTCGCAGAGATAGCCTGGATCGCTGCCGCAATTTGGACACTTTGCCAGCCTGATGGCATCAGAAAATATCCAGCCAGTTGGTGGACCGCCGACAATGTGTCGTGGAGTTGGGTCGTCTTTGGTCCAGCCGATATACTCAAACTTGTTCATGGCTTTTGCCCCCGTTTGCCAACCGTACTTCCAGCGGCTGTTATGCGCGCTTCGATGCAAGGCCGCGAATAGCCTTGTTGGCGATTTCCTTAGCGTCAGAGGTCGGCACCAGCGCACTGGAGTAGGCCCACTCACGCTCGGAGTTCTTGTTGAGCTGGATGAGCATATCGCGCTTCATCTCCAGGCTAGTCAGCGCCGTTTCGGCCACCGACAGAATTGAGTTAGCCTCGTTAAGAAAGCCAACCGCCTCGATGTAGACCTTCTGCAAGACCAGTTCCGAGCGAATCTTGTTCTCGGTGACCTTCTCGCCCGCCGCTGCAAACTTGTCACGCAGCGCCTTGTCCAGCTTTGCCTCGACAAGTTCCAGGGTCGTCTTGCAGGCATCACGCTGAGAGCGGGCCTTCGCTGCGACAACGCCGAAGTCCGAATACAGCGCGGCCATCCTGATGAGTTCCGAATCCAGGTCGGTCGGATTGATGGATGTGGCCTGGGCGAAATTGTGCGCCGTCAGAAACTCATCCAACTTGCTTTCATTTACGGACATATGAAACTCCTTAATGGGTGACTTAACTCTACACACTAGTAAATTGGATTACAGCAATTCCGCGAAAGTACCAATCAACTTACCAATTCAGCGACGGTCGCCAAAATCTCGTTCAGCGCCGTCTGCTTGGATGAATCGAAGGCAATCATCGCGGGGTTGAATCCAATGACGATATTGGCATCCAGTTTGGGGTTGTAGTGAACCCTGCCGGTATGCTCCTGCACACCACCCTTTAGCCCCGGCACCAGATAATTCACAGTCGAACTACCAAGCGCCAAGATTACGGGCGGCTTGAGAATCTCAATTTCCTTCATCAAGTAGCCGGCGCAGCCGTTGATTTGCTCATTGGAGAGCAACTTGCCGGACTTGGGCGATTTGACCAGCGAGGTGAAGTAAGCGTCTGCTGCCTTCAGTTCTGCCGAGTTCAGCGCCTCCCTCAAGAACCCGGAGGCTTTGCCTGAGAACATCTTGTTCTCAGCCTCCTCCGAGTAGTTCGGGCAGTCGGTGACCACCATGAACTTGGCTTTAGCACCGAGTCTAGGCATCGGGTGTACGCCACCGCTGAGGCTACAGCCCTTACAGGACTGAACGGGCCTGACAACTTCGGAAATCAGGATGTTCTTGATTGCCTCTCCGGTGACGATTGCCCGGTCTGCCTTGACCATGTCGATAATCAGACCGGGCATGAGGGCCATCTGGTCTTTGCGACGGTCGGGATGCAGGGGCGGCAGACTTCCCGGTTCGATGCCATGAAAAGCACCGACCTTGTCCAGCGCGTCGCGATGACGAACATTGACCTTCGTCCTGTTGACGATGCCTTCAAGATGCTTCCGACTGAGGAACTTACCTGCCTTGTTGCGCGCCTCGAGAATAGACTGGGCCGTGTTTTCGGAGATTCCCTTGACGCGGCTAAATGGCGCAATCAAGACTGCATTGGGCAACTTCTCGGAACGCTCCTTCAGTCCGTCGATAATCTCAAACCGCTGAGTGGAGGTGTTGATGCGGGGCGGCATCACCTCGATTTCTCGCTTCCTGGCGTCACGCACCAGGCCCTCCAGCTTGTCGTCGCCGAGAATCGTCAGGCCCGCCGCGTAGAACTCTGCCGGGTAATTGACCTTGAGCCACATCGTCCAGTACGAGATTACGGAATACTCGACAGCGTGGCTTCGATTGAAGGCGTACGCGGCGAAATTCATAATCTTGTCGAACAAGCCATTAGCGGGCCTCGACTCCATACCCGAGTGACTTTGCGCGCCCGCCACAAACTTGGCGCGCAGGGCCTCCATCTTGTCTTTGTCCTTCTTGCCCATCGCCTTTCGAGCAGCGTCGGCTTCTGCGGCAGAGAATCCGCACAGGTCGCGGGTAATCTGCATGACCTGCTCCTGGTACACCATGACCCCGCCCGTTGTTTCCAGCGCAGGAATCATGTTGGGATGCTCGTAGTAGGGCCTCTTCAGGCCCTGACGAATAGCCACATAGTCGTCCAGCAGACCAGAGTCCTTCGGGCCGGGGCGATACAGCGAGGTAGCGGCGGCCAAGTCCTCGAAAGTCAACTTGCCACCCATGCCCAAGTCCTTGAGCAGCGTCCGCATTCCCGATGATTCAAACTGGAACACGCCGACCGTCTGGCCCTCTGCGAAAGAGTCCAGGGTCTTGGGGTCATCAAGCGGCAGCGTGGTCATATCAATGGTGATGCGATGCCGCTGCTCGATGTATTTGAGCGCCAACCCGATGACATCCAGCGTAGACAGACCGAGAACGTCCATCTTCACCAGCCCCAGGTCTTCCACGAACACCTTGTCCCAATTGACCACGGGTTCGCCGCGATGCGTCTCGACTACGGCACGATTTGAAAGCGGCTCGCCAGCGACGACAACGCCAGCAGCGTGACGGCCAAACGACCGCATGACGCCCTCCAGACGGGTCGCTGTCTTCCAGATAGCCGGATGCTTGACCCGGAAGTTGTCGATTTGCGGCACTTCGTCAGCAGCACGCTCCAACTCGTAGGGCTTGCCGTGCTCCTTCGGCACCAACTTCGTGATTTCCATTTCACGCAGGTCGATGTTGTAGACGCGACCTACATCGCGCAGGGCTGATGCGGATGCCATCGTCGAGAAGTTAGAAATGCCGGCCACCATGTCCCGACCGTACTTGTCGACTAGGTACTGAATAACCTCTTCGCGGCGGGAGGACTGAAAGTCGAGGTCCGCGTCGGGCAAGTCGAGGCGTTCCGGGTTGATGAAACGCTCGAAAAGTAGGTTGAAGCGGATGGGGTCGACATCCGTGATTCGCGTCAGGTAGGCGACAAGACTGCCGCCAACAGAGCCTCGACCGGGGCCTACAAGAATCCCGTTCCACTTGGCCCAGTTCACCACATCTGCGACGACCAGGAAGTACCGCTCAAAGCCCATCTTGCGGATGACGCCAAGTTCGTACTTGAGGCGCTCCTGATACTTGGGCAACTCCTCTGGGCCTGGCTTGTGTCCGAGAATCTCCTGGCTGAAACGCTCCTTCCAGCCCTTCTTACACAGGCGCACAAGCATATCGAACTCGGTCTCGCCAGTAGCAATGCTAGGCAGCGTGACCGGCAATTTTGACCAGGAGAACTCGATGCGCGGCTCGATTTCGTACTCGACCGTAGGCTTGATGCCGAGCCGCCCGTAAGTGCCTTCCTTGTGGGAGCGGAGTTGACTGGCATCAACAGGGTGATGGCACCGGGTATGCGGGATATGCCGGAACCGGTCGGTAATCTTGTGATTGGAGATGATTGCGGACGCCACATCGCGCGCTTCCGCTTCCTCCCCGGTCAGGTAGAGGATGGGCCAGGTGACGGCGTGGGATTTCGTGTGCTTGATGACCTCGAAATTGTACCTATCCCAAAACGGAGTATTGAGCGGCACGACCTCGCCGCAGGCCAGTTCTCCCGCTGCCGCCTCAATGGCGGTCCAAATCTTAGCCGCACTAGGATGCGTGAACACGCCGTTGAAGTCGCCAGAGGTGACGATAAGCCCGCCGCGTTCCAATTCCTCGAGCAAGTCATCCAGCCCGATGCGCGGCTTGTAGTAGAAGTAGTCCTCACTCAGCCCCTTGGACAGCAGCCTCAGAACCGAGAGCCAACCGTCGTGATTCCGGATGTAGACATTCGGATAGTATTCGTAGTTGTCCTTCTTGGGTTCACCAAGGCCGGGCTTCCGATAGAGCGGGTCATCCACAACCCGCAGTCGCACGCCGACGATGGGCTTGATGCCGCCCTCCTTGCACCGCTTGCAGAAGTCAATCATGCCGGACACATTCATCGTGTCCATAAGTCCGATGGCATGAACGCCCTGCTCCTTTGCGGCGTCAACCAACTCGTCAATCTTGACCACACTCTCGCCGAGCGAGAAGTGCGTCCGGGCATTCAGCCAAATCATCGGGCAACTCGGATGAGCATTTTGCCGTCCACAGCAAGGATTCCTGTCGCGACCATGTAAGATGCGATGATGGACAGATGGGACGCTGCCGTTTTGGAGTCCCACCCAAGATTGTCGGTATACGCCTTGTGCAGTTTGGCGCGGTCGAGGGCGCCGTCAGCCAGGAGCAGGTCGCAGGCAATCTTGAAGAAACTAAGCCTGTCGAAGCCCTCCATCGGGTTCCTACCCGCCTTCAGACTTTCGACCGCATTGATGTTGAGCCGCTTGAGCGACTCGTCCAGCTGGCGAGCCTTCTTGCTCATTTCCCCTGCGGCATACCGCTTGGGTTCCGAACCACCACGCTTGGGTACTTCTGCCTTGATTTCCACGACTGTCTCCACTACTGCGATATGCACAACGGGAGCGGGTGTAGCAGGCGCTACGCTAGGGCGCATTGCAGCCCGTTTCAGCGGGCCTCGCGCACCCCCCGCTACCCTACCCGCGAGTAACTTTTCCAACGCTGTGCGACGCTCAGAAACAACCGCCGCACAGGCTTCCTCGTGATTACACCCGGAGCAGAACTCCGAGCCTGGCTCGTAACAGACCACAAACCCGAAGCAGCCTGGTCTTTCTAGATGTTCCATGCACCTACCACCCCCTGTACTTTGGCCCTAAGCCTCTTGATTGCCGCCTGATTCTCCGGAATCAACTTGGGCAGGAGTTCGCCAAACAGAAAGCGAATGTCCATTTCAAGATTGACGGCATTGCGTCGAATTCCACGCCGATTCATTTCGGCAAATTTCCAACGAAGCGCGTTGAGTTCCGCCTCAATTTCCGGAGGCGGGCTAATCATCCACTCAATCATCTGTTCGCCGAGCGGACCCAGTTCTCTCAAGGAGTTTTCAAGGGAGTCCGTCGCCATCAACTCATCGAGTGGCGACGGGTCGTACCCAGGAAACACCTCGTGGGCATCCCCGTCCTCTTCCAACATCGAGTCCAGACTGACCGTCCTACCAACCAGCTGGCGGTCCATCTTTTTCTTGTAGTTGGCAAGGGACGAATTAACGGCGGCGCCAAGATAAGTGATGAATCGGAACCCGAGTTCCGGCTTGAATGTCCTCAGCGCGCGAACATAGGCTGTAGCCGCCTCCTGGAAAATGTCGTCAAATTCCATTGGGCGTCCAGCCATCCTGGATCTCCGGTGAGATTTCCAGGACAGCTGTGCCACAAACCGCTCGTAGTCCTCCCATTTTGGAGGCTGCGCTGGCGCTGTCATCAGGTGAAAATCCTCTGCACCAACTGACGCGCAACCTCCTGCTCGACGGGCGGCAGGCGATTGATGTAAGCAAGCGACAGGCCCACCTTGAAGTCACCCTTGACGATGCCGAGTCGGGCGGCATTGATGAGCGACCGGGGAGTAATCGGCGTGCTGATGGAACTCTTGTCGACCTCCTGACGAATCAGGCTGGCAAACTTGATGAAGTGGTCCGCATCCTTGCTGCCGAGACCGCAGCGGCTGATGAGGATGCGCTTCTCGATGCTTGCGTCCATGAACTCCACACGCTGCACGACGGCGAAGCGTTCGTAGTTCGCCGCGTTCTGCAACTGCGTACCTTGATAGATGCCCGTCGAGTCGCCGGTGCCGTTAGTGTTGCCGTTCGCAAGGAACCGGAAGTTCGGGTGCGGATGAACGACACGCCATTCGGGGTCGGCGTCCTTGATAATGAGCGGCTTACCCTCGAGAACCGACTGATAGACCGACAGGACGTGCGGCACACAGAAGTCGTACTCGTCGGCGACATAGACAAGTCCATATCGCATCGCGATGGGCAGCCAGGCCGGCTGATAGACCGTCTGCCCGTCACGGAAGACGTGCTGGCCCAGAATGTGCGCTTCCTCTGTGTTGACGGTGTGGTTGACCCGAATCATCGGGCGGCGCGTATGCGCACACGCCTGCTCGTAGATAGTGGTCTTGCCCGTACCCATGTGGCCCCACAGATAGCAAGGCATATTCATTTCCAGGCACATCAACACCGTCTTGAGCAGGTCGATGTTGAACACATAGGACTTGTCGACGGCCGGCACCATCGCAGTGCCGTACTCGCCTTCGATATCGTCCAGGACAGCAATGGGAATGGGCTTGCCGGATGCCGACATAGCGGCGGGCACCGTACCCAGGTCAAAGACCTCATGCAGAAATGTACCGGGCTTGGTCGGGACACCACGAGGGGCAGCCACATCAGTCACGCCCGACTTAGTTTCCTGAGCACGCCGCTCGGCAATTTTTGCCCTTGCGGCCTCGCTCAGAATTGGCGAGTCTGGGAACTGGGCCTTGTAAGCATCCAGACTCACGTCCGGATGCGCCTCCGCCAAGTGCTTCTGAATGGCGTGAACCTGCTCGCCGCAGATTTGACAAGTAATCTTACTGGACACAAACACCTCCAAAGTGCGATAACGCGACAATTGCAATATACAAGACAACCCCATTGGTAACAACACTTACCAATGACTTACCGATTGATTACCAAGTGCTCGACTACGCGGCTTTTGTCGAGTCAAGCAGCATGACTTCCAGCTGCCGCATAACGGTGGTCGGAAGCTCATCCAACTTGTTGATGACAACATGATTGCGGTAATACCGCTTGACGGCAGCGGACATGATGCCAATGCCGAACACTTCGATACCGCCGGACTGAATTCGCTTGACC